GGCGAAGCTCATCACACATGTGAAACTGAGCGTGGAACCTGTGGATCATTCGTCGTATGGTGCCAAGACGGCTCTGCGGTTGCTGTTGGGATTCATCAGTGGGGTTCTCCTTTTGGCAGAAACAATGCCAAGAGTAGTGTCCCTACTCAACCCAACGGCTACATACCGTTCACAAAAGATATTCTTAAGGAAATCGGATACGGGGGCTCTTCTTTAAACTAGAGTCATCCACGCTCGCGAGGGTGCGTGTGGATGATGTAGAAGAACCTTCCATCTTAAAATATTATCGTGAAAACGGAATCTATGATTACAAATGGGTAAAGACAAATCTCAGAACTTATGTTGATGCTGAACACCTTACGCATCACGGGAGTGTAATTATTTTCCCAAATCTAAAACCTACGCGGCAGCCTGATTATGATGGCATGTTGCTCATGGGATTGGAGGATGAGGATTTTACTTATGCGAACGCTGAACCGCATATTGGTGCGTCAGTTATCGGTGCCATGAAGTATAATAAACCAAACCCAAAGCCCGGCTTGCACTACCAAAAGTGCATTGCCCAAGCGGTGGGGTGGTATTCTACGGCATTTAAACATGAGGTTGAGAATTGTATGTATACTCCTTTGGAAACATGCATTGAGAAGCTTGATCATAGTACCTCTCCAGGGCTACCTTGGACATCTATGGGGTATAAAGACAAGACTTCTTTGCATGAAGATCGAGGATACGGCGATTATGTTGCCTACTATGAAACACATGTTTTCGAAATTGAGGGTCCTACGATTCTAATAACCTCAGCTCTTAAGGAAGAAGTTAGAGCTAAGATTAAGCTTGCTCTTGGCAAAATTCGACAAATCAATGCAGTACCGACACACTTTTCGGCTGCACTGAACACTTATCGACTTGCTCAGAGTGAAGCTTTGACAGAATCACACACTCGTACAGAATCGGCAGTTGGAATGTCGGTTATGCATGGGGGTTGGAACGCTCTTTATCGTAAACTTTGTGTATTCGATGAAGGCTATGATGGCGATTTTAAGGAATATGATAGTTCACAACTTGCATGGTTAATGTGGGTAGAGGCAATCATGTCTTGGGAACACATTGCTCAGTCTAACGGATGGGTACGGGGAACTCGTGAATACGATCGGCATTTGAGAAGATATCTAATCTTAACAGGAGAAGAAATCAACTCTTTGCTATTGACTATCACTGGCGACCTAATCCAGAAGTGGCTAGGCAATATCTCAGGAACTCCTATAACAACAACTCGTAACACTCGTATACTTTGGTTGATCATGGCGGCGGCCTGGTATCACTACATTGTGTCCAAACAATCTGACAGCGGTCGGGATGGAACCCCTCCAGGACTCGTCACCCTTGAGGGGTTTCAGCTGTCGGTGCGTGCGGCGCTTTATGGTGATGACCAGACTTTCACTGTGACGCCTGAGCATATTAGTGGCTACTGCGGGAAGTTTTTACAGGATTTTTCGGGAGCCCTTGGCATGACGCTTGAAATTGATTTCCTA